TAGCACGTAATCCGCTTGCTGTGTTGCTTGTACCACCAACAACAGCAGCACCTGAACCACTTGCTGTGTTGTTTGAGCCGCCAACAACAGCAGCATTTGTATTGCTTGATAAATTTGTTACGCCGCCAATAACCGCAGAATATGCGCCAGTTGCATTTGAAGCAGTACCCAAAACAATTGAACTTCTAGCAAGAGAAGTGTCTGAATTTTGATTTAAAGCAACCCAACCACTTCTTAAAGCTGAACCTCCGCTTATTGAAACAAAATACTTTGAGTAGCAAAGATCAATAGTTTGTCCAACACCCAATGCAAGAATATTTGCAGATGAACCAAAATTACTATCTGATGATTTTATAAAAACTAAACCTGCATTTGGCCCATAAGATTTATTAACAATTTTTATTTGCCTACCTTCTATTGGAGCAGTTGGTAAAAATATGTTTATATTTGCAGATGTGCCACCTCCTGTCAAAACAACTTGAATTGGAGCGCAATCATCAGTAAGTGCTATATCTCTATTTGCCGTAGCACTGGCAAAAGTTGTAGAAAAATCCCACACCTGAATTGCAGGTGTGTTTTCGGATGCGAACCCCGTAAACATCAGTAATCTCCACCAATAGCAGTCAGGTGGAATCCTGCCGCGACTGCTGTGCCAAATGTGGCATACACACGGTAACCTGCCGCCAAACTAATGTTCATAGGCAAGATGATGTCGGGCTGTTCTGTTGTTTGCGATACCGTTGTTGCAGACAAGGTGCGCTCAAGATACAGCGCATTGTTGGCTGCTGTAGTTGTCACTGAGCCGTTGTTAATCCAGATGCGGATAACGGTTGCCACGTTAGTGCCAAGCGACCTGACCTTGATAAAGTCCAGCCGTGAGCCGTCAGTAGCATCAGCCGTAAAGATCGGGCCGTAGATCGTTCCAGCAGTCAGGTCTGTGGTGGTGTTGGCTGTGACACCGGGAGTTGCTGCGTTAGCTGCTGGGCCGCTTACCCAAGAGTTAACAGGGATTAACGGGAAAATAGGGTTTGTGTTCTGTGCCATTTACATTGCTCCAATTGACCAAGATTGTAATTTGGGAATAGGCGATGAGTCACCACCACCACCGCCAGTAACAGCAACTGTAACAGCGCCGCCAGTGTTTGTCGCTGTAACACCAGCGCCTGTAAAGTTCAAGCTGGTCAACGCTGTTGTCAGTGTTGAGCCTTCATCCTGAACGGTAATGCTTGGGCCAGTGGGTCCAGTTGGTCCTGTCGGGCCAATCAAACCTGTGTCGCCAGTAGGTCCGGTGGGTCCGGTCAAGCCTGTTGGCCCTGTGGGTCCGGTTAAACCAGTTGCTCCAGTTGGACCTGTCGGGCCGGTGTCACCTGTAAGACCTGTAGCGCCGGTTGGTCCTGTCGGGCCTGTTGCTCCAGTCAAGCCTGTGGCCCCAGTTGGCCCGGTGGGTCCGGTTAAACCTGTGGCTCCGGTAGGCCCGGTCGGTCCAGTGGCCCCTGTAAGACCCGTAGCCCCTGTCGGTCCAGTAGGGCCTGCCGCGCCGGTATCTCCTGTAGGGCCAGTCGGGCCAGTAAGACCAGTAGCCCCCGTTGGGCCGGTTGCACCCGTCAGGCCCGTAGCACCTGTAGGCCCGGTTGGGCCAGTCAAACCGGTGGCTCCTGTGGGGCCTGTCGGACCTGGAACTGTTGAATCAGCGCCTGTTGGACCTGTCGGGCCTGTAGCTCCTGTTAAGCCAGTAGGCCCGGTTGGGCCAGTCAAACCGGTGGCTCCTGTGGGGCCTGTCGGACCTGGAACTGTTGAATCAGCGCCTGTTGGACCTGTCGGGCCTGTAGCTCCTGTTAAGCCAGTAGGCCCGGTTGGGCCTGCAACTGTAGAGGCAGCACCAGTGGGGCCAGTGGGGCCAGTGGGACCTGTTGGGCCTTGAACCCCTGTAGCGTAGGGCAGCGTATTCCAGTTGTCCGTGCCGTTGCCGATCTTGAACTTGTCAGTGTCAAGCTCGATACCAAGCTCACCCTCTGCCAGCAACGGGTTAACCGACGACCAAGTGGAGGCGGTTCCTCTGCGTATTTGAATTTGAACTGTCATTACACACCACCTGCATCTATTGGGTTAACGCCGCCGTACACGCTGTTCGGAAAACCACCATCAAGGTTAAGCAGTCCTGCGCCAGCAGCGCCAGTTGGACCCGTTGGACCTTGGACGCCGGTTGGCCCAAGTGAGCCGGTCGGACCTGTTGGGCCTTGGATACCTTGGGTGCCCTGAATACCCTGAACGCCTTGCGGTCCCGTTGGGCCAATATTACCTTGTGGCCCAGTCGGACCCGTCAAACCTGTTGGGCCTGTAGGCCCAGTATTACCTGTTGGGCCTGTAGCACCTGTGGGGCCTGTAGCGCCGGTGGAGCCGGTAAGTCCTGTAGGACCAGTAGGCCCGGTATTGCCTGTCGGGCCAGTCAGGCCAGTAGCTCCTGTCGGGCCTGTTGGGCCAGTAGCCCCCGTCAGACCCGTAGACCCTGTTGGCCCCGTCGGTCCTACCAACTGACCAGCATCGGTCCAAGCTGAACCGTCCCAAACGTAGAGATTGCCATTGGACTCGACAATATAGGCGTCGCCAGGTGTATTTCCCGATGATGGCAAGTCACCAAAAGTAGCAACTGCACCTTTAATTTGGATGCCCTGCCCTTGTGGGCCTGTCGGGCCTGTTGGGCCAGTCGAACCTGTTGGCCCCGTAGCTCCAGTCAGACCCGTCGCGCCTGTCGGGCCGGTAGCGCCTTGAGCGCCGGTCGGACCTGTTGGGCCTGTGGCCCCCGCTAAACCTGTAGCACCCGTTGGGCCAGTGGCCCCCGTTAAGCCTGTAGCCCCTGTCGGGCCGGTAGCTCCAACAGGACCCGTCGGGCCTTGGGTACCTTGTTCACCCTGTATACCTTGTATGCCCTGGATGCCTTGCGGCCCAGTTGGGCCGACAGCACCTTGTGGCCCTTGGCTACCTGTAGCACCCGTCGCTCCCGTCGCACCTTGAGCGCCCGTGGGGCCTGTTGGGCCTGTTAGGCCGGTATTGCCTCGCGGTCCCGTTGGACCAGTCGCGCCTTGAACCCCGGTTAAACCGGGAGCACCGCGCTCGCCGACCACCTCACCGACGTTGGTGACAGTACCATCAGAAAACGTCAGGATCAAAGAGCCGTCAAAGTCGATCTTCGCGCCTACGATGGAGACGCCTGTGTTTCCATCTTCACCGTCAACGCCGTCCTTGCCGTCACGGCCATCACGGCCAGAAACACCGTCTTTGCCGTCTACGCCATCTTTGCCGTCTTTGCCATCTTTGCCAGGCTCACCCTGTGGGCCTTGCAGCTTCTCGACTTCATAGACTTTTGCGCGGATTTCGGGCAGCTCTTTACCGAGCAAAATGGCGATAGCCGCCAGTTTTGCTTCGGTTGATGCGCCAGACAGCAGGATTTTCTTGGCGTCCATTAGTCGCCTATGATGCTTTTAAGGAAGTCCTCGTCCTTTTTGCTCTGATTGGCTTTGTCGGCCATCTGCATCTCGACGATCTTGCCTTTGTTCTTGATGTCCTCTTCCTTGAGCATCAACTCAGCGATCTTCACCCGTTTGTCGAACTCAGCCGACTCGTTGCCCGCTGGCAGGTTTTTGGTGGTCGATGCGATCACCTTGGCCTGCACTTCTTGCGGCATAAGCTGCGCTTCGGTCAGCAGCTTCTGAGCCTCTGCCCGGTTCTGTTCAGCCTGTGTGGTTTGTACCGCGATCTGCGCCTGAGCCGCTTGCAGTGCCAACTGCTGCTGCACTTCCTGCATCTGCTGGGCCTGTGGGTCGGGCTGGCTCATCTGATCGAGCGCTGCCATCAGCTCGTAGCGGTTGCTCAGGCTGGAGTTGTTCAAGATGCCCTTCAAGATCAGCGGCAGCACTGGAGTGTTTGGCCCCAAAGTTTGCAACAGACCAATGAACTGCTGCTGCTCGTACTCGCGGGCGATGATGCCCAAAGTGGCCGTCGGTACAAACTTCATGTCCACGCTTGGATAGCGCTCGGGGTCGAACTGCATGTACCTGAACGCCGCTTTTTGGATAAATGGGATCAGGAAGTCTTCTTGGAAGTTGACCAGCGTGCGCTTGTACTTCTTGATGATCGTGGCCACAGCCATGCTCATGCCCGCGCCGTCTCGGCTGACTTGGCTGACCATGCCTTGGCTGTCCAGCGTGCCAGTGGCTTGCAGCAGCATACGCTCGAACTCTTTGGCCGTGTTCAGGTTGTTCAGACTCGTCTCGCCGAACTTGAACGGGTAGAGAATCTCGGCTGGGTTGCCGTTGACCATGAACGCTTTGCCTGGCTTGACCTCAAACCGAGCGCCGCGTGGCAGACGAGTGGCGTCCATGCCCATCATTGGGCTGGTTGTCAGCGCCAGTGAGTCCAGATGGCTCCTGACCTGAGCGTCAATCGCCTTTTGCATGTTGTAAGACTTCTCCACCGTGCCTCGGCCCAGCAGGCGGTTTGGCACAGTGTCGTCTTGGTAGCTCAGGACCGGGCGGTCCTTCATCATGTAGGGGTTCTCTTCGGCTTTGAGCAGCAGACCACCGTTGGCGATGACGACAATCGCCTCCACCATGTCCGAATAGTCTTCCGCTGCCGAGTCATCGGGAAACAAGTCCTCGACCTCAGTGTCTTTCTCTGTCAGATACTCGCGTGGCACCAGGCCGTAGTACTTCAACAGCAGCACTTTTTCGTCGCGGTACTGACTCAACTCCTGCGTCGGCTCCAGATCAGTGTCTTCAGCGGCTGGCTGAATGTTCACCTTGCGATAGATACCCTTTTCGATGCCCTCGACGATCTTGTGGATGCCCACATACGACTCAATCGCCACGCCCATGCAGTCGTCCACAGACGTGCCGTTGGGGTCAAACAAGAAATTCTTGGGGTTGATGGGGTTGATCTTGACCGCGATGCGGCTTTTTTCGACCACACCGATGGCCGCTTGGCCGGGCTGACCAGGAATGGCCTGAGTTGCTGGCTCGAAGATCTTTTCCGTCTTGACGATGATCTCGCCGATGCCGGTGCCGTAGATTTCGGCCATCAGCTCGATCTGATCGATGGATTTTCTGATCTTGTCCTGCTTGAAGTCTTCCATGAGCTGCGCTTTGAGCTGCTCAACGTCAATCGGGTTCTGGTTTACGTCCCGCAGGTCGTCTTCGATGTCGAAAAAGTCGCCTTGCCCAAACACAGCTTCAATAATTTCTGCGTGCCGGGTCTCTACAGCTTGCTGAGTTGAGGGCGTTACGATTCTGGACCGTTCGCTGTCGCGAGTCTTATCCTCCGCTGCCCACTCACCCCTAAAGATGCGCTCATACTCAAGATACTTGTCGAGATAGTTGGTGTCCCGCCAGTCTCTCCAACGCTGGCAATGGTCAACGACAAACGCCGTCAGTTCCTTGTCGTTTTCTGTCGGCTGATCGAATTCGTTCTGATCCATTTTGACCCCTATGTCGGTGGCTATACCCCCGCGATTATATCTAGCGGGGTCCATTCGTCATCATCCGCGTCTTCAAAGTAGCTGGTGACAGCCAACTGGTCGATGTAGGACAGCGCATCCGGCAAATCGTCGTGAACGCCTTGCGACGGGAACAAAAGCAGTTGGTCCACGAACGTGTCCCAATTCTCTTCGCTGTTCAGGACGATTCTACCGTGCTCGAACCGCCCCTGCAATGACCAAATCACCCGGTCTGTTTTCTTCCGGTTGCCGTGCGTCAGGTCCACGATGTGGCTGTAGACGTTGTTTTTTCTCATCAAATCCGACAAATACGGCAGAACTGCGTTCTTGAGGGCTCCTCTTTCGATTCCAATGGATAGAGGCCGGTAGTCTCGCATCTTCATCAGTATCTTGGCAGCCGTTTCCCTCACGTCCCAACGTCCGTGCTCGATCTCCTTGACGAACCACTTGCCGTCATCCGTCACTTTCACCACCGCAATCGCCGACTCGTCCAGCCTTTTCTTGCTGTTCGCCGCCTGCTTGGCCACTTCTTCAAACCCAGCCAAGTCCACGGCCACGAAGTAGCTGCCGTAATCCGGCTCTTCGCCGTACTTGATCCACTCCTCTTTAAACACATCCGCGCCAGCGTTGCTGAAGCTCGCAAGATATTCCTGTTTGAACGCGAAGGTGCTCAGGGTCTTTTTGGCCGACTCGATTTCCGTCGGGTCGATCAGCGGATTGTCCTGCGTGGTGAAGTGCCAGCTCTTCCAGTCGCTGTCTTGGTCGTCTTGCCCCAGCTTCCACAGGTCGTGAAACCAATTGCGCCCTTTTGGCGTGCCGATGAACATCCCTCGGCCCTTACGGTCGGACAGAGACGCCCGAATGACCTGCTCCCACGCCTCTGGCTTGATGTCGGCCACCTCGTCCAGAACTGCATACGTCAGAGATACGCCGCGCAGCGTGTCCGGACGGTCTGCGCCCCTGACGTAAATCCGCGCTCCGTTGACCATCGTGATGTCCAGATTGTTCACGTGGCTGCTCTGGATCACCTCCCGTCCGAGGTCCAGCAGCAAGTCCCAGATGATCTGCCGCGACTGACCCATTGTTGGGCTGACGTACAGGACCGCGCTGCCCGGTGGGCACTTGAGCGCTTCGATGATCAGTGTCGTCGCCGCCAGTCTCGACTTCCCACAGCGTCGCCCAGCGGCGATCACTTTGAACCGATGGTCGTCGGCGTAGACCTGTTGTTGCCACGGCAGGAGGGAGAAGTTGAGATCAGACATCGCTTATGTCCTCTGGCTCGATGATCTTAGGCGCTTCACCTAACCCGCTGATCGTGATGTTGATGGCGCTGCGCTGATTCTTGTCCTTCTCGAACATGCTCACTGGCAGCGTCCTGTCCATGCACATCTTCAGCGCCGCCATCTGACCTGGGTGGTCGTCGTTGAGCGCAATCTGGATCACTTTCTCCGCGACGTCCTTGCCGCCAGACCGGATCATCAGCTCTTTGAGTTCCTTGATGCGTTGGTGATCCGTCTTCGGTAGCACCGCAGGCGGATTCTCTGCGTACCTCTGGATCGTCATCTTTAGCGGTCGCCCGCGTTTTTTTGGCTCTGTCACTTTTGTCCTCTCGGGAAGTTGGCGTCGCCATTGTAGGTCAAATAGTCGTTTTTTCGCCAGCGGAAAGTCGTGTGCCCGAAAAGTCCAATTTTTCGTTTTGGGAATCTGGGAGGCACCTGTAACTTTTTGTCTAACAGCCAGACCCTCCCCCCCCATAGCAAAAGCCAACCAGCCACGCGAACCAAACTGCAAACTGCTTGAGGCTTGAAGCAAATATGCTTTAGGCTTGAAGCAAAAAGGCGGGGGAGGCGGATGGCCCTTTATC